AGGACCAGTAGAACCTTGAGAACCAGTAGAACCTTGAGGACCTTGAGGACCAGTAGAACCTTGAGGACCAGTAGAACCTTGAGGACCAGTAGAACCTTGAGGACCTTGAGGACCAGTAGGACCTTGAGAACCAGTAGGACCACCTGATGGACCAATTGGACCTTGAGGACCAGTTTCTCCTTGAGGACCAATTGGACCAATAATACCTCTCCAACCAATTGGACCTTGAGGACCTTGAGGACCTAATATACAACAAATATTATTTTTCATTAATTTATATATATATAAAAAATATTTAGAAGAAGAAATATAAAACTATAAAAAGAATAAGATATAATGAAAAATTTAAAAATTAAAGAAAATAAATATAATATATTAGAACAGAATAATAAAAAAATAAGATATATTATACACATATCAGATATACATATAAGAAAGAATACAAGAAAAGAAGAATATGAATATGTATTTAATAATTTATTTAATAAATTAAGAGAATTAAAAATAGATTCAAACAATAGTGTAATAATAATAACAGGAGATATAATACATGATAAGAGTGAATTATCAGCCCAATCAGTATATTTATTAAAGGAATTTTACATTGGATTAAGTAGTATAACAACAACAATAAGTATAATAGGAAATCATGACAGAAATATAAATACAGAAAATAATGAATTAGATAGTATAAGTCCAGTAATAGGTAAAGCATTTAAAACAGATAATCCAGTATATATATTATTAGATGATGAGTTATATGAATATAATAATATAATGATAGGGGTAACAACAATATATGCAAATAAGATAACTGAATGTAATAAAATAAGATATAAAAAAGAAGGTAAAATATGTATAGGATTATATCATGGAATAGTGGAAGGAAGTAAAACAGATATAGGATATAATTTTACAAATACAAGATTATTTAATCAGAAGGATTTTAAAAAGAATTATGATTATATATTATTAGGAGATATACATAAACATCAATATTTAGATAAAGAAAAGAGAATATGGTATGCAGGTTCATTAATACAACAAACAAGAGATGAATCAATAACTGAACATGGATTTGAGTTATTAGATATAGATAAAAATAGTAAGGAATTTTACAGAATAAAAAACAAATATGGAATGATAGAAATAAAGGTAGATAAAGATGGAGAAACAGATTTTGATAATACAATAGAATATCCAGAAAACTTGGATGTAAAAATAATAAGTAATTATAGTGATAATAAGTGTATAGATAATATATATGAAACTATAAAGAATAAGAATATAACAATTATAGATAAATCACATGTAATAGATTATTCAAATTATGGGATAGATATGAAGATAAATGTAAATGGACAGCAAAAAAATGTAATAAATTTAAATACAAAGACAGATATAATGAATGTAATAATAGATTATATAAAAGAGAAAAATAAATTAACAAATGATATAATAAAAAATATAACAGATAAAGTGGAGAATATATTAAATAAAATAAATTATGAGAGAATAAATAGATGTAGAAAAATAAGATTAGAAACATTAGAATTTAACAATATGTTAATATATGGAAAGGATAACAAGATAGATTTTAGATTATTTAAGAATACAGTAGGATTAAGTGATAAAATAGATGCAGGTAAAAGTTCAATAATAGATATAATATTAGTAGCAATATTTGGAGAATGTACTAGAGGAAATAAATTTGATATATTACATAATGGAGAAACAAAATATACATCAAAAATAGTATTATATGTGAATGATATAAAATATACAATAACAAGAATAGGAAAATATAATGGAAATAAATTAGATTTAGATAATAGAAATGTAAAAGAAAATATTACAATATATGAAAATGATAAAAATATAACATGTGATAAAACACCACAAACAAATAAATTAATAAGAGAGAAAGTGTGTGAATATGAAGAATTATTATTAACATCAATAATAACACAAAAGAACAGTATATCATTTATAAATTTAAATGATAAAGATAAAAGGGATATATTATGTAAAATAACACATTTAGATATATTTGATAAAATATATAATGAAGCACATACAGAAGTTAGAGGTATAGCACAAATAGGAGGAAAAATAGAGAAAGAATATAATGAAATAAGAGATGATAAAATAATAGAAGATATAGATAAATTAAAAACAATAATAGATAATAATAATAATAAAGTAACAGAATTAAATAATAAACGAGAGGAATTAAGAATAGAATTAGGAAAAATAGAAATGAATAAAGAAAATATAGAGAAAAAAATAAATAATGATATAGAAATAGATGGATATATAGATATAGATACAAATGAAGATAAATTAATAGAAAAGAATAAAGAAGAATTAGAAAAGAGAGAGAATATATATAAAATTAAGAATAATGAATTAGAGAAAATAAAAGGAATATTAAAAGGATATATAAATATAAATAAAGATAATGATGATTTTTTGTATAAAAAAAAGAGAGATATAAATGAAAAGAATAATCAACTAAATAATTTATACAAAGAAATAATAAATATAGAAGAAACAAAGAATGAATTAGAAATCAAAGAGAATAAAAATAAAATAGAATTAAAAAAAAATGAAGACATAATAAGACAATTAGAAGAAGAAATTAGAAAAGATAAAGATATAGAATATATAGATGAAGTTGAAATAGAAAATAAATATAAATTAAATAAAGAGAAAGAAAAAGAGAAAGAAAAATTAGAAGAAAATAAAAAAAAAATAGAAGAAGATATAGATAAAAATAAGAAATATGAGAAAGATTTTATAAATTACAAATATAATAAGAATTGTAAATATTGTAAAGAGAATAGTTTAACGAAACAGAAGATATATGTAGAAGAAAGAATAAAAGAATTAACAGAAGAATTAGAAGAAATAGAGAATAAATTAAATAAAATAGAAATAAATAAAGAAATAGAAGAAGAATATAGAAGAATAAAGAATATAAATATAAAAAATAAAGAAATAGAGAATGAAATTAAAACAAAGAAAATACAAATAGAGAATGAAAATATTAAGAAAATAATAATAAATAAAGAGAGAGATAATATAATAGATAAATTAAAACAGATAGAGAAAAATAAGGAAATAGAAGAAAGAATTAAAATAATAAAAGGGGAAATAAAAAAAATAGAAAATAAAAAGAACAATAAATATGAAGAATATTTAAGTATAATTGAGAGAAAAGAAATAATAGAAGAAGAAATAAATAACAATAATAAGGAAATAATTGAGATAAGAACTACAATAGAGAAAATTGAACATATAAAGAAGAATAAAAATGAAATAAAAGAGCAAATAAAAATAAGAGAAGAATTAGAATTAAATAATAAGAGAATAACCAAAATAAATATAGAAATAAATGAAATAATCAGAGAAATAAAGACGATAGAAAATATAAATAAAACAGAAAGGGATAAATTACAAATAAAGGAGAATATAAATAATAAAGTAATAAATTTAAGAAATAAGATAGAAGAATATAATAGAGATAAAGAGGAATATAAAATAATAATAAATACATTAACAAACAATGGTATAATAGACAATATATTAACAAATAAGATATTACCACAATTAGAGACAATAGTAAATAATATATATGAGAATATAGGTAATTATAAAATCAAGATAAAATACAGTAAAAATATAATATATATATTGAAAGATAATAAATTAAGTTTATCAATGAATGGAGGAGGATTAAGTCATATATTTAATATAATATTTAGAATAGCATTAAGTCAATTAAATAATTATATAAAACCTAATTTTATGATAATAGATGAAGCATTTGATAATTGTGATACTGAAGGGAAAAATAGTATATTAAAATTAATAGATATAATGCGAACATATTATGAATGGATATTAATAATATCTCATGATAATAGTATAAAAATGACATATGATAAACAAATAATAATAAATACAATAGATAATAAAACAAAGAATATAGTATATTAAATATGTATAATTACATATTTAATAAAAATTCAAGGAATAATATTAAGAGGATCATCAACAAAAATAATAATAGAAGAAGATAAGATATTAAAAGTGAAATTAAATTTGGATAGTGAATCAGAAGATTTAGGGGTTAATGTTCTCATAAGTTCAAGATTAATAGTAGAAATATTAGATTGAATAATATTAGAAAGAGAAGAATCATCCGATCTATATAGTAGATTAATATTATGCCAAGGACGAATCCCTAATTTTTTAATATGTTGTTGAATATTACTAATAACAAGACGAGTAGAATAAGCGGAAATAACTTCATCATCATGAGTAGGGTCAATAATAACGAGAATATTATTAGAAAGTTTAAAAAGGAATTCATTATTGATAGTAGGAATAGGAGTAATATAAATTTCATTAGTAGAAAGAACAATATCCAAATTAGTAATAGTAATTGATTTATTAATAATAAATTGTTGAGTTTGATTAGCATCTAAATTTTTGATAAAGTTAATTATATCAACTGATTGTTTTTTGAATCGTTTTCCAATATTGATATTATTTGGTTCAAGTTTATATGAAACATAATTATTAATATTAGTATATTCAAGATGAAGACAATTAGATTCAGTAATTAAATAAGATTCTAATTGTTTAATACTATTAATAAAATCTATATCAGATGCAACAATAATTTTTTTAATTGGAACTTTAGCACTTTTAGATTTAGTAGTTTCAGAACGAATTAATCTAATAAGGTTAGCAACTGATTGGAGATTAGACATATTAGAAAGAATATTATTAGAATAATCAATAAAATCAGTTAAAATAGGATAATTAAGTAAATGAATACTAACACTATTAGAATAATCAGGATGAAAAGATTTAATAGAATAGAAAAGAACTTCAGAAAGATAAGGAATAAATGGAGCAAGAATTTTTAGAGAATTAATGAATACAAAATAAAGAGTAGAAAGTGAATATTGTTGATCAATCATAGATGTTTTCTTACCCTTAAGACGATTCCGATTAAGTTTAATATACCAATTAGTAAGATCTTCAACAAAGTTATAAATATCATTCCAAACAACGAGATTAAAAGTAGAAAGTTTTTGGTCAATAGTAAGATAGAAAGAACGAACACGAGAAATAATCCAATGGTCAATAATATTAGGAGATGACACATAAGAATTAAAATCAATTACTTTATGTTCTTTAATAAAACTAGTATAATGTTCAATAAAGAATTTAAAAGCATTATTAAGTTGTATAAATTTAGTGACAATATGAGAAATATCTTCAGGGTTAAATTTAAAGTTATCTCCTTGAATAGCGGGAGAACTTGTTAAATAAATACGAAGAGCATCAGCACTATAAGTATTAATAATATCCATAGGAGGAGTATAATTTTGTAAGCGTTTACTAAATTTTTTACCATCACTTGCAATAATATGTCCAGAACAAACTACATATTTAAAGGCAGGTTTATCAAGAATAATAGTAGAAATAACAAGTAGAGTATAAAACCATCCACGAGTTTGGTCAATACCTTCAATAATATAATCACAAGCGAAATCACGATTATTAAAGAAAGTTGAGTTATTGAATGGAAAATGTAGTTGTCCAAAAGGAACACATCCACTTTCAAACCAACAATCAAAAACATCAGGAATTCTTTTAAGGAAACCTTTACCTTGTTTAGATGGAATTAGAATATTATCAATAAATTCTCTATGAATATCAGTTGGAATATAATCAAGATTAGCAAGTTTAACAAGTTCTTCAATAGAACCAATACATACAATTTCTTCACCATCATCACTAATCCAAATAGGAATAGGAGTTCCAAAATATCTATTACGAGTAATACACCAATCTTTAGCATCCTCAAGCCATTTACCAAAACGTCCAGAACCAATTTGATTAGGAATCCAAGTAATTTTTTTATTATGATTAATAAGTTGTGATTTAATAGAAGTGACTGAAACAAAATAACTAAGAACAGGTTTATAAATTAGAGGAGTATCAGTTCTCCAACAGAAAGGATAAGAATGACGATAAGATTCTT